CAAGATCCTCATTGAGGAAATCCCAAAGGGGTCTATGGTGTCCGAAACAATTCTTCGTTCTCTGTGTTTTAATAGCAGTATTTGCTATATGGGAAATTACTTGCATTATCACCATATAATGTATACTTTGTACGGTAATCCATCGTACTTTTTTTATTTCTTTAATGGGTATTGCTCTAACTTTCAATAAACCATTTTTATTCATACAATAGTTTATTGACATATTTAATATGTCAATAGGAGTTGATACCCTGTGTTTCTCACATGGTATTTTTTCCATAGTTCTTAAATCATAAGAATAATCAATTTCTTCGAGACAGATCAACCTGATTGCTTCAGTTTGACCTCCTTCTAGTCTTGATGATTCATAACAAGCTGCTGCACCGCAACTTATTTTTGCAGACGCAGCAGATCTGTATTTCATACATTTAAGAATATTTTTCATAATATTCTTATCGTATTTAAAATCATAGGGTTTTTCGGTTAAGATAGATTTGAATTTTTCAAAACTTTCTAAAACCATTGATTCAGATGCCAATCCAAAGGATCTGCCATAAGTTACTAAGGCTATTCTTTGTCCAAGAATACCTAATAATCTATTTCCAGTCTCTTTGGTTGGGAGTAACATTAGTTCTTCTATTGACTCCCTTATTATATTAAAACCCGGTATTTCGGGTGCAGGTAATCTATTTTTCTTACCATTAGTATAATGGTAAAGATAAAATGGATTTTCAATTAATAATTTTTTTACCTTCTTATAATAAGAAGATACGGTCTTAACATAGAATTTGTAATTCTGTGTAGACCAATTCAAACAGAATTTAGTTAACCTGTCAAACAGGTTAATATTTTCATTTCCGCATGCTAAATGTGGAAAGATTAAAGAATCTGCATTCATCATGCAGTTTCTAAAGAAATTTAGTCCATTATGCTTTTTAAGTATATATAATGTTTGAAAGAAAAATCTATATCCCATATTAGGATATATATTTTTCATTATATATCTTGCTTGGTCATAAGGACTTAAGTCTCTTATGTACAAATTTGGAAAGAATCCAAATTTTTTAAATAAAAACTTACTATCAACTTTTTTTATAAAGATTGATTGTGAGGATTTGTTTTCTAAAAAATATTTTTTATATTTTTGTTCCGTTGGTAAATTTTTATCAATGAGTATATGGCGACCGAACCTTCCTATAGTAGGAAGGGGGGGTTTCCACCGAATAGAT